AGACGGCGGAGCTCCTCGATGGCTCCTACCTGGCGTTGGATCCTGTCTTGGAGGTTTGAGATCGTGGTCTCCAACAGTTCGATCTTGCGCTCCAGATCCTGAGCGATCTCCATGTTGAACTGGTCCTCGGACATCTCTGGCATGACAACGAGTATTGTCTAAACAACTTATGTTGTCAATGTTGAGGAGTCAGAGCTCTAATGACTGTGCCCGGTCCCAGGACCCTTCGGCTGAGAACTGCCCCCGCTGCCCTTCTGCTGGGCCTGTGCCTGAGCGGCTGCCTGTTCGGCCGCGGCCATGCGCTGGACGATCTGCTGGTAGTTCGGCACTGCATGGGCCTGGAGCACCGCGATGCGGTCGATGGCTTTCATGGCGAAAAGGGCGTCGTACTCTGCGATCCTCGCTTGTCGAGAGGTTGGAGCGGCCGACCCGCACTTGACCACCAGGCTGAACCTCAGCGGCTCCGCGATTACCTTTCCGTCGGCCATCTTGGGCATGTAGAAGTGCTGGGCGGCGAGTCGGATGGCGGTGTCCACCCCGTCGTCTCCCACAATCGAGACCACTCGGGGAGCGTCATAGTTCTGGACAATGAGGTTGGCCACCAGCTCCCCGAGGGACCCCAGTGAACGTTCCAGGTTGCGCAGCGCGCTTCGGATACGGACGAAGCCGGCCTCCTGAGTCGCCTGAACAGTCTGTTGCGCCGGACGGCCCGAGGCAGGTTGGCCCTTCTGAGGCCCGGACAAGCCACTGATGTTCTCCATTCTCCCGATCCAGAACTGGATGGTGTTCATCACGAAGGCCGGCATCTCGGGCGGGGTGAGCCACCCCGGGCCGTTCTGCACGTTGGCCGCGTTCTGGTTGATCGACACCCTCTGCCCCGGCCGGTTCATGACCTGGGTCCGCTCCATGCCCGACCCGTTGACGTCCTTGAAGATCGGGTTGCCTACGAGTTCGGCGTTCCCTTGGACTGAGCTGAGCAGACGGTCGATGGCGATCTGACAGGGGGCGAGATGGGTGACGATGGGGGTGGGCCAGAACTCTCCCATCTCCTCGTCCACGAATCGGACATACGGATGACGATCATGCTCCCAGAGGTTGGTGGCGAGCTCGTCGAGCAAGATGGTGTTGCCGGTGTAGACGACGACTCTCCACTGGTCGTAGACGACCTCTTCGTCCCCGTGCTTGGCCGAGTCGGTCTCTTCTCGCTCTTCACGCTGGTTCTCCCGGATCCAGCACTCCCGGACGTAGACCCCGTTCTGGAGGGCCTGGTCCGAGGTCGTGCGTCTGGATTGACCCGGAAGACCATAGGTGGTGGCGTTCGATCCCGGCAGATTCCCGGGGTTGGCCATGGGGTAGTCCGCCGTCGGGGCACTGTCGGGCCGGGGCATGGTGGTGTCCCCGAAGTCCCCCCGCTCGATGGCCTCGTCGATCAAGGCCCGGGAGGTATGGGGGAAACGGCGCTCGATCTCGGCGTAGCTCATGCGCCGGACCTCGAAGAAGTACTCGGCGTCTTCGAGGCTCGTGGCGTTGGGATCGGGGTAGAACTTCCAGGCGTCCACCCGCTTGATGCCGGCGTTGCCCAGTCCCGAGTCCGCCCCTGAGTCCCAGATGGCCTTGAGGATCCCCGCGCCGAAGAGACCTGAGTCCCACAACGCCAACAACACTTCTTTGTCCCAGCCCTGGATCTGCCAGTTGGTGTCGAGCAGTTGCTCCATGTGCTGGCCGAGAGTGTTCATGTGGTCGGTCCACGGGCTGCCCGGGGCCGCCGCCGTGGCCACGTCGAAGCCCACCTTCTGGTCCGTCATCCAGGCGATGCGCGAAGAGAGGATGGGGAAGATCTCCGAGTCGGTGACGTTGGCCGACCAGGGCTGAGTCCCGCTGGCGTAGTTCATCCTCGCCGTCAGCAGCAGGTAGTTGCGCCGCCAGGTCGATTGGTACTGAGCCTTCTTGTCCTTGGCCAGTTGGTAGAGCTGGTCCAGGTTGGCGCAGAGCTCGAAGGAGTCGAGCGGCGGGGGTGGCTCGACCTGGGTGAGGGTCATCGCTTTACCTTGAATACCCAACGGTCTTTGGGCTCTTGCTTAACCACTCCATCCCATGATCCTGCTCCTGTAGGTGGAGGCTTCAAGCGATGCCAGGTCGGTTCCCACCGCCAGTTGCAGGACTTATACAAGGCTCCGGTATGCCCAACCGAAGGGTCACTATAAGAAACCAGCGTCGTCACCTCGGGGAGTCGGCGGCTAATCATTCTGACTGCGGCGGCATGCATACGACTGCCACCGTTTGGTCCACATTCGGGAGTGAGGCACCAGCGAGAAAGTTCTAACCAGGAGCCGTCCTGTGGGAGCATCCTTGCGGTCGGGTGAGACCAAATCTGACAAGCGACTACGAGGGCGCGACGGCGGGCCACCACGATCAGTTTCCCTCCGCTGAGCAGTGGACCGAGATAGTGACGACCCTTCAGAAGCCCGTTCGCTTCGACCAAAGACCCCGTAGTGAAAAGAACTTCCTCACCTACATCGAAAATGGATAGGCACTCTTGGGTGAGGGTCACAGCTCTTGGTCCAGTTCCTTACGGCCGGCCACCCAGTCCTCCGCGTCCTTGATCGTGGAGACCTGCCCGACGAATCTCACCAGCATGGTCCCTGACTTGTTCGTGCGGTAGAGGTCGATGCGATCGGAGTGGTGGTTCTCCACCGCGGAGCGGCCCAAGGCCGGGTTGTGCAAGGAGTCGGGGCCGATCAGCGCCATTGATGGAGGGGGGAGACGTAGCGGACCTCGCCGCCGATGCGGCGGATCTCCCTGGTCCTCTCGGCCGCCGGCTCGAGCTGGACGAGGGCCTGGTCGACCTCGGCCCGGGTGAAGTCCTCCAGGCGGTGGATGTAGCGGGGCCGGTCCCAGCCCTTGACGTCGAGCGCGTTCTTCACCCGCATGATGGCCGCCGTTCGTGAACGTCCGCACATGACGGACAGGGCGAGTTTCAGGCGCAGCCACTCGGGGGTGTCGGTGTCGCTCACGGCCGGTAGAGTTCGGGGTGGTCGTGCTGGTTCTTGCGGGTGGACTCGATGGTGTTCTCGTCCACGCCGTGGGCCGAGGCGTCCGCCATCTCGGCCGGGGAGAGGGGGACGAATTCGTGGTCGATCCCCAGGCGGACCGAGGCCTCCTCGCTCTTGCGTTTCAGGCCGTCCTCGAACTGGCGGTGGTTGGAGACGTAGCTGCCCACCGCGTTGTTGAAGTGCTCTTTCATCGACTGCTGGACGTAGAAAGAGAACTTGCGCGGGGCGTGACCCTGGCAGTCGGGACAGGTGATGGCGTCCGCCCGCTGGCCACTGGCGAAGAGGCGGTTACAACGATTGCACCGATACTGGTACTCGGCCACAGCGAAAGCCTACCGTCCGAAGGCCTGCCAGGGTGGACCACCGTCGAAGTCGTTGAAGGAGGTCACGTTCTCCCCCGGGTAGGTCAGGGCCGGCTCGGTGCGGTCGGAGCAGATGGCGATGAGAAGGCTTGTCACCAGATCATCGTTGCCCTGGTTCGAGGCCGGGCCGATCTCGTAACCGGCGAGATGGACGTAGTTGCGCATCTCGTCATACGTCCACTCGTCGTGGATGGTGAGCATGTGCTGGGCGATCAGGTTGATGACCTCGCCTATGGCCCAGTTCTTCCGTGAGTAGCTCATGGACCAGCCCCAGGACTGGCTGAGTTTGCCCGGCGACTTGTCCGCCCAGCGGTGCCTCCAGACGTTGGGGTAGTCCATCTGCATGATGATGGCGATGCAGCCGTAGCCGGGGCCGTTGATCTCCACGTTGAGCAGGGCTTCGTTGTAGTAGTAGCCCAGCATGATGAGCTGGTGGGCGAAGGGGATGGGGTCGATCGACTGCCCGCTCGGCCAGTGCCCGACGGCTACCTGCTCGTAGGTCCGGCGGTTGAACACCTGAATAGCCGCACCGTCTCCGTAGGTGGTCCGGGAGGGATCTCCAGCCACCACGTATCTCCCCCAATCCCGATCAGATGAAGGCCAGGCGTAAATCGTGATCGGTCCTGTCGGGTCAGGCGTGAAAGTAATTCTTCCGTTGTTGTCGTGTAGGAAGCCTCGTTGTCCTTGCTTGGGCTCATAGCACTCCTCCAGTTTGACCAGCGGGAAGACGTGATGGCCCGTGGTCAAGAAGGCTTCGTCGGGGGTGGAGGGGTACTCCTGGTGGAACTTGTTCAGATCCCCCAGGCACTCGTTCTGGATGGTCTGTCTCCTCCAGGCCAGCTGCGGCAGCGTCAGGTTGAACTGCTCGGCTATGTCCTTCTCCTCCTCGTCGAGGTCCCTGGTCCGCAGCGTGGTGGCCGGGATGGAGTACTCGTCGAGCACGTACCAGGGGAAGAACAGCGGGACGTAGTTGGACTCCTTGTGCACGGCCCGCTGCCACTCGGTGTGGAACCAGTTCCCCACCCCGTTGGCCGTCGACTCCAAGACGATGATGGTCCCGTGCTTGTAGGGCACGCTCTGGTTGAGACCCGTCAGCAAACGCTCTGGCTCCTCCCAGAAGGCGCACTCCGAGGCGTGCACGGCGTGGTAGGTGAACGATCTTCCCGACCCGGCGTTGCGGGCCGTAGCGACGCTCATGGAGCTTCTGGTCTCCTCCCAGGACAACGTCTTCTGGGTGTTGTGCCGCTCGTGGAACCCGGAGCGGAAGATCCACTCCTCCCACATGAGCTTGGTCATCTCGAAGAGGTTCTGGGAGGCCTTGGTCTCATGGGCGATCACCAGGGCTCGACAACCGGGATGGAGGAAGCACCAGTTGAACAAGGTCCCCTCCGTCGCCGTCGACATGCCCATCTGCCGGGCCTTGAGGATGATGACGCGCACCGGCAGGCCGAGGTTGTACTGACGCTCGACTTCTTCGATGAAGCCGCGCTGGGCCACGGCGAAGGGGGCGTCGAGGTCGATCTTGCCGACGCTGAGGTCCTTCTTCTGGATGACGAGCTGCCCCATCAAGGGCTTCAGTGCGAGAGGCATCTCAGGAGTTGGGTGCCGATGAACTCGGTGTATGCGGGGGGGATGGCCTGGGCCATTTCGTCGCGGGTCATCCAGTCGATTCCCATAGCCATTTGTCTGTCGGCGTGGCGGGGGGTGCGACCGGCAAGTTCGCGCCATTTGCGGAACACACCGCCCTGCTCGCTGTGACCCATGCAGCCGAGTGCTAACGGGAAATCCACATGACGGCAGGGCGGTGGTAATAGCATCATTGAAGACCCGAAGCGTCGATGTCTGCGGCTATTCAGTCCGAAGGCCGTTCCACAAAACGTCGCCCACCAGCCGTCCATCTTCACGCCGAGGCCGACCACATTCTCGACCACCCACGGCACAGAACCGCCCTTGAGTCTTTCGAGGGTCTCTGGAAGCATCCACCCCGTGCCGTGCGCTTTCCACATGGCTATGGACACCGAGTGGTCCTGGCACGGCGGACTGGCATGGATGGCATCGAACCCTTCCAGCGGCCAGGTCATGGCGTCCCCCTGGTGGAACTCAAAGGGGTAGTGCGGCTGGGGCTCGATGTCGACGCCGACGACCTCGAAGCCCGCCCGGTGGTATCCCATGGCCGCTCCCCCGGCTCCGCAGAAGAGATCGAGGAGTCTCATTCGTTGCGTCCCGGGCGGTGAGGACTCGGCATTCTGTTGCGCCGATCCCATTTCGACTACTCCGTTGGTGTGTAGATCGAGTCGGACAAGGTGATATCCGGCGCGGTGGCCCGGGAGATCTCGGCAAAGGCCTGCACGATCTTCTCGCTGAGCTCGGGCGTCTGCTTGCCGGCGAGAGCCACCGAGCGGGCGAGCACCATCTGCAGGCTCTTGAACTTGGCCGCTGGGGTGCCGTGCTCGATCTGGAAGAGCATCTCCTCGTAGGCCACCCAGATGAGGTTGGTCATGGCCTCACCGATTTCGTCGGTCCCGTACTGCTCGACGCGCATGACGCTCTGGGCGCCCTTGACCGTGTCGGGGTCCATGCCGAATGCCTTGGCGATGGCCGTAGGGGGTACACCCACTTTGAGCAGGGCGTAGACGTCCTCCTGGCGTTGGCGGGGATCGGGCTTCACTTGATCTTCCCCGTGACCTCGCTCACCTTGACCTGCAGGAGAAGGCCGGCGGCCTCGAGCATCTTGAAGGCCTGGTCGCGGGTGTCGTAATCGGCCACAAGCACCACCTGGATCTGACCGGACCCGAGGGCCTTGAGCCCGGCGTACTCCGCATTGAAGGTACACCCGGCGAATCGGGGCTTGGTCTTCTTGACCAGGCGTGCCCCTCTGCTCGCCCGGTGGACGGATGTGGGGTTGGCCAGGAGTTCTCTTACGAGTTCGAGCTCGGCATCCCCGGGATCATCTGCTCCACCCCCGGATACTGCTTCGTTGAGCTCTGTTGGACGCCCGTCCCCTCGCTCTCCCACTGCAGGTACTCGTCGATCGGCAGCACTCCCAAGGGTGGCTCGGTCTCTCTCGAGTTCTCGGGCTCTGACCTGGTCCAGATCATCTCTGTCGGGCTGGGTGAGGCCGGTGGCCCGCCCAACAGTGTCCTCGTCAACCCCTGTCTCTCTTCGCGGACCTCTTTCAACTCGGTCCTCATCGCCTGGATCTGGTCCTCCAGCGCCGAGCGGATCCAGCTCATAGCTAGTAGCGCCGA